TTACGACACGTGCCGGACGATGCGTCGCCGTTCGGCTCGGTCCACGAACCCCATCACCGAGGACAGCTTGGCCTGTGCATCCGAGTGCTCTCGGCGCTTGTCGTCGCTGAGCTCGTGGTGTCGGATATGGGTGATGTTGCTTGCCAACTTCCCCAACTCTCGGCGAACCCGGGTGAAGGCCGTTGTCCAGGCGAAGTCAACCTGGTTGTTCGGGTGAACAACTTCGTACCCCTCGCCTCGGATGTTCCGGAGAGCGAGCTGGTGCTGCTCCAGCAATTCCTGGCGCAGGGCATCCAGGTGGTGGAGGAAGGCGAACTGGTGGGCCCGGTACTGCTTGATGGTCTTCGGCGCCGGCAGCATGAAGGCCTCGCTCAGCCAGTCCAGGGTCACAACGTCGCCGTAGCTGAACGTGGACGCCAGATCGCGCGCGGCTTGGCGCCAAGCCGGATAGGCGGAGACGGTCACTGGATCACCTCCACGGCGAACCGGCCAAACGAGCCACCTTTCTCGGGACGGTAGTCGCCCACACCCACGAACAGGCCCGCATTCTCGGCTGCGCGGATGATGTCCGCCTCCTCGATCATCTCCGGGCTGAACATGATCTGGACCTTCGCCGTCCAGCCGCTGAACTTCGGCCGGTACCGCATCAGGCGAGAGGTGCCGACGACCACGCTTCTGGCATCGACAAACCGGGAGTCCGCAAACAGGGCCTCCGGAGTGCGCGGGCCGCTGTACTCCAGCGGGCAACGGTCATCCAGTACCAGGACCGCGCGCTTGAAGGCGCTGCCCAGCTTCTGGATCTTCGCGGCGCCCACCAGGGCGGCCTTCACGTTCGGCCCTGGCAAGTACGGACCGTCCTGATCGTCGAAGTACAGGCCGCCCATCCACTCGGAGCGCGCGATCTCGGCGTGATCCTCGTCGAGTTTCTTCCGTTTTCCGGTCAAGACCTTGTGCTGCTTGGTCGCAGAGTCCAGCGGGTTCGCGAATCGGTCGCCGTGCATCAGCAGCGGACTTGTGCCAACCAGTCTCAACGTAATCGTTTGCATCTCACTCCCCTTTGTATGTGCCTTCCACTGCACTGACCTCTCGAAAGAGGGCAGTACGCTGGAAACCTCCAGCCCTTGCCGTGCCATTCCCTGCCAAGCCCGGCCGTACCGAGCCCAACCTTGCCAAACCATGTTGGCGCTTCCGCACCGCCATACACCCTGTCGCCAAGGTGCATGACGCTGCTATGCAGCCCTTGCCGTACCGGGCCTCGCCTGGCCGGGCCTTACCCAACCGAACCTAGCCGCGTGGTGCTTTCGCACCGGACAGCACCCTTCGAAAGGTGCTCGCCGCTACGTTTGCGAGATGATTCTGAAGACCAGGAGCTGTCGGCAGCCCAGATGTAGGCGGCCACTACGACCCCCGTGGCCGACAGAGGAGCAAGCCAGCACAGCAGCGCCAGCTCAGGCCGACCGGCAGCCAGGAGCGCAGGTGCGAACCAGAAGACCAAGCCGGCACATGCGGCGAGGATGAGGGCGAGCAGCGTCCAGGCGATGAGCTTGCACATCAGATGAGCCCTCGGGATTTGAGGTCGTTCAGCTCGGCATCGGCGAAGGCGGCCGCTGCCTGCAATTCGCGGACGGTCAACTCGGCGATAGGCTTGTTCAGGCCCTGGATGTAGTGGGAGAACGCGCGCTGCGCCGGGCCGTTGTAGCCATGACAGAAGTCGCCAGCCGCGCGAAGCTCCTCGTTGAGCTGGAGCGCCAGGATGTTGATGGGGTCATTGCGGTCCCAGGCCATGTCACGCCACCAGGTCACGTTCAACGCGACGGGAGGCAACACGCATTTCGATTCGGCGCGGACCTTCGGGGCGGCGAGTCATGGTCGCTTGCTGGTGCTGGCCGACCAGCAGGATTGCCAGCAGGGCAACGCAGGCTGGAGCGATCAGGCCGCGACGGAGAGCTTCGCCTACCAGGGCAGCGCGCTTGATGACACCTAGCTTCGTCGAGGCAGAAAGCACGCGCTTATCGACGCTCCCGGCGCTGATGCCGAAATCGCGAGCGATTTCCTTGCTGGATTTGCCTGCTGCGATACGGAGGACGCACTCCAGTTCACGCTCGGCCAAACCCATGCCGAGGTGTCCTGTCCAGCCATTCGAAGTGATCGAGTCCATTTGCCTTCACCGTTTCAACTTTCGTTGAGTAAAATGAAAGCAAAGTTGAATTTACCGGTCAAGCAAATTTTTAAATTTTGCTTGAACAAAGAAGCCCGCACATGGCGGGCTTCAGTTCGGCGGATAAGGGCCGGGCTAGGCCGGGTAGAAAAGCGAGCTTTTTACGATGGCGCCTATGTACTCGACAGACTCGACTTCTTCCTTGCTCAGGAAAATGGCAGGGCAGTCCGCATTGACGCTGTCGAAGCGGTACTGATCATCCCGGAGATAAATGAACTCAGCGATCATTGCCCGACCGCCTGGGCTCCTCACAAGCACTTCGTCGCCTGCCAAGCATTTTCTGCTGGGTTCGATGAGCAGAAATTCGTTATTGCGGATTCGCGGGGCAAGGCTGTTGCCAATGACCCTCAGGCCGTAAGAGTTCGACTCAGTCGTGGCGACATTGAGATACCCCTCCGGCTCGATCGCCAAGGCCGCATCGAGCTCAAAGAAACCATCGCGGTCAGGTCTGGCTGAGCCCATTACTGGCGGCCCACGCCAAGTACCTGGCAGTGGTTGAGGGCGAGGCCTCGCCTCCTCCTTCCCGATAACCAGGTCATGGAGCTCCGACTCTTTGCGCGCAAACTCGAATCTGGGCTCGGTGTCTCCGCCCAGCAGAAGCCAATCGAGGGTCTCATCGAAGTGATCTGCGATGGCGATCAGGTGCTCGGTGCGAATATTGGCAGTGTTGCCTGAAAACCACTGGCTCACGGCTTGGTAGCTGACGCCGCAAACCCTTGCCAGGGTTGGCTTGATGCTTCTGGGGGCGACGCCGCGCGCACGTAGCAGTCGCTGGATTCGCTCAATCACGGTTGTCTCGGTCATGGCATCAGCTTAAAGAATTGGTTGAAAAGTTTGGTTGACTTTGAATTGAACCTGTCTTTAACTTTTGCGGAGTTTCGAGGACTCCGGCATGACCAAGACCCAAGCACTGGCCTATTTCAAATCCACGGCCGCAATTGCAGCTGCGCTCCACATCTCCTACCAGGCAGTTCACCGGTGGGAAGAGATCCCCCCCCTTCGGCAGCTCCAACTTGAGCGGTTGTCTCAAGGGGAACTCCAGGCAGACCCAGAAGCTGGCGCAATTCCTGTCGACCGTGAAGCAGACGATACCGACCCTCGGAAGAGCGGAGCAGTGAGTTGAACATGCTGTTCGGTTATCCAGTACCAATCGGCGCAGACCATCGAGCAGTCGCGCCACTGCAAAGTTTCCGCATGCGTAAGGTTTTACCGGCATCGGGGACCTTGAACCGGCATTAGAGAGATGTGGCCGTTTTTTCGGTCATCCGGCCAACGCTCGCAAAAAAGGGCACTGGCTGGACACTATTAAGACAAAGGGCTGGAGCAGCCCGCCGGCGGGAAAGTCGGTCGAGAAATACAGGGGTTGCACTTTGAAAAAGTCTGATACGCGCGTACGCGCTCCTCAACCCGAACCGCCCTGATCCCAGGGGGTTGCATATCTGTGGACCTGTGGAAGATGGGGAATGCCCCTGTTCTGCGGCCACAAAAAAGCCCGCTGGCAGGCGGGCTTCTTTAGACATCCACCCTGGCAGGGGTGGAGCACTTCACATCGCCTTTAGGAGACGAGGCAATGTCACGACCGCAAGTTATCACCGCGCCGTCGGAGGCGCAACAGCTGAAGACCACCGCCATGAACTGTGGCGGTACTTGGTGCGACACCTTCTTGATCACTATCAACGCCGACCACCCAGCTGAAGAGGCCTTGGCCCTGGCTCGCAAGCTGGCGAACGGGGTGGAGTTGATCTCGAAACGACTGTACGACCAGATCAACGAAAGTGATGCCGTCGCCTGCATCGATGAAATTGCTGCCGTCGGTTTCCTCGGCGGGATGTGCGCCGCACTGGTCCAGTCCGTGGCGCGCGGGTTGCCTCAAGAAGGGGGTGCCCAATGAATTGCCCTGTCACTTCCCAGGAGCCGTTCGAAAGCGTAGACGGCGGCGAGGTGTACGCCGTGGCCGTCCTTCCCGGTGTTCCGGTTCAGGCTCTGCTGGAGCACTGCTCCTATCGGATGGCGATCCTGAAGGAGTTTCTGCGCGAGTCCTCCGAGGGGGATGACGGCGTTTCTCAGAACACCCTGTTCCTGATCGAGAATGAGGTCAGCCTGGCGAAGGCCATGGTTGATGCCTGCTCGTCTGGGCTGATGAAGGGGGGCTTCGCATGAGCATGGCCAGCAACCTTACCCACGAACAGCGCCGGATCAAGGAGTTGGCCGATCGCCTTGAGGCCCGCCTTCACACCACCCAGGTGATCGCCGAGATCGTTCAGGACAACGCTGCCCTCCGCGAAGGCACCCCTGGCCCGTATCTCAACCAGTACCGCGAAGGTGCCCTGATGGATGCCCTGGTCCACCTTTCGCGCGCGAGTTTCGATGATTTCTGCAGTCTCGCCGACCTGGTGGAGGTGCCGCGATGAGCAAGCCCGAACTGCAACAGATCGCCGAGGAGTCCACGTTCCAGATCCATTGCGCCATGTCGCACGTGAAATGGCTGCGGGGGACCTTGCACGTCCTGAAGGATCGGCTGTTGGCCGACCCGAAGCTGGAGCACTACGCGACCTTGGCCGACCTGGCGATCTACAACGCCGACGACTGGCACAACCAGCTCGACTGCGAGCGCGAGTCGCTGGAGAGCCGCCTGAAGGCTGTTGAGGAGGCATTGAAATGAGCGACCTGAAGAGCAAGCGCAACACAACCGAGCAGGTGACCCCTGAGTTTCTGGCTGCCGGCCGCCTCTACTCCCGACTGTCTGAAGCCGGCCTGGCGCAGACACCAGAGGCCGCAGACGCATTCCAGCGCATGTATGACGCTGCCCCCGAGTCGTTCCGCCAAGAGATGCACGACATGGCCGTGGAGATGGGGCTGATGCCTTCTGTTCCAGATGGCTACACGGACGATGGGGAGCCCGTTTACGCGCTGGAGGGACTGGCCAACCGCTTGGGAATTGATCACGAGGAAGCCAAGCGTGCCGCCGAAGAGCTCGGCATCAAGCCGAACAACGTCAAAGTCCACGGGGTGCACTGAGCCATGACCAATATCATCCCCTACGACTTCAATGGGCAACGCCTGCAGGTGCTGGTCGACGAGCACGGCGAGCCTTGGTTCATCGCAATGGAGGTGGCCGATATCCTCGGCTACTCCGACGCCTACGAGATGACAAAGCGCCTCGACGATGACGAGAAGTCAAACCGGCAAATCGCCGGTTTGGGTACTGCGACCGGAGGCCGTGGCGTGACGATCATCAACGAGTCGGGTCTGTACTCGTCGATCCTCGGCAGCAGCAAGCCAGAGGCCAAGCCGTTTAAGCGTTGGGTGACTGGCGAGGTGCTGCCCAGCATCCGCCGAACCGGTTCCTACAGCAGGCCTATGACGCCCGCCGAGCAACTGCTGGCCAGCGTTCAGCTTACTGTCGAACTGGAGCGCCGCCAGCAGCACACCGAGCAGCAGGTGGCCGCCTTGGTCGAGACCGTCAGCGACATGGATCGGGCCCACCCCCTGCTCGACTCGATCCCGAACGGGATGGAGAGCATCACCGCCATCCGTCACCGCATCGGCAAGCAGTACGGCCTCCCGCCGCGGGTGATCGACGCGGTGGTGCGCGAGATGCCGCATAGCCCACGGCCCTTCGCCATGGTGCGGAGCAAGCACGAGGAGCTGAACGCGCGGCCATTCGCGGTCTGGTCGAAGGCCGAGATCAGCAGGGTGTTCGAGCGGTTCGCCCAGGGCTGCACCTTCGTGACCCGGTTCCGCGCCACCCACCCTGACTTCCAGGGCGGCCAGGAGCGTTTCCAGATGCGCGGCGAACCAGCCGGGGAGGTGGAGGAATGACCCGCCACCGCACCGCGCCGACCACCCCGGGCTCGCCCGGGTCCTGCGGCCCCGGGCTCCCGGTGATCGCCGGGCCCTGGCCCTCCTACAACCAATTCCGAGACCTGCCAGAGCGCGAGCGCTGGGTGCTGTACGGGTCTGCCAAGGCGTACCGCGAAGCCCTCGAAGGGCAGGGCATCACCATGGCTGAGACCTACGACCAGTTCATCCGGCGCGTTACCGAGGAGTTGAATATCTGATGGCCCGCGCACGCAACATCAAGCCCGGAATCATGGCCAACGAGCACCTGGCGGAGCTGCTGCCGCTGGAGCGCCTGCTGTTCATCTACTTGTGGATGCTTGCCGACCGTGAGGGCCGCCTGGAGGACCGTCCGAAACGGATAAAGGCAGAAGCGCTTCCGTACGACGTTGCGGATGTGGATGCAATGCTTTCTAACCTTGGTGGAAAGGGCTTCCTCGTTCGGTACGAAGTCGAGGGCGACCGGTTCATCCAGATCACTGGCTTCGCCAAGCATCAAAGGCCCCACTATAACGAGGCTGCAAGCGATGTTCCGCCGATGGAACAAGCTGATGACGCCTATAGCGGAAGCTCTTCCGCTCAAGGCAAGCAGGGCTTCCAACCAAGGGAAGAAGCGCTTCGGTCTGATCTTCTGATTCCTGATTCTCTGATACCTGATTCCAATACCCCCCAACCCCCAGAGGGGGCTGGCGCTGCCGCGCCGGGCAAGAAGGTCTCCTCGCCCTACTCGGCCGAGTTCGAGGACTTCTGGCGCGAGTATCCGAAGCGCGATCGCTCGGCCTCCAAGCCCGATGCCTGGAAGTCCTGGAAGGCTCGCCTCAAGCAGGGCGTTTCCGCCCAGGACCTGATCACGGCGGCGACCCACTACCGGCAGGACCAGATCGCCAAGGGCAAGGTCGGTACGGAGTTCGTGAAGCTGCCGGCGACCTTCCTCGGAAAGGGCGAGCACTGGAAGGCCTTCCTCGGGCCACAGCCCAGCGCGCCGCCAGGAGGTCCTTCGAACTTCACCAACCTCCCGATCCATACCGATGACATGTACCAGGAGCGCCAAGATGGCAGATCCGATTTTTAACTTCAGCCGCGCACCGGAGCGGCGCCAGGGCGAAGAAGGCCGTGCGAGTTGCCCCTGCTGCGGTCCGTATACCGAGACTCTGGTGGAACAGTTTGGCGGTGGCCTCGATCCCCAGGGCTGCCCGGCCTGCTATTTCCACGCCTTGCGCTGTGAGCCGGCGGCTAGCGAGAAGCACCAGGCCGCCAAGGCGCTGGCGGCCAAGCGCAAGCTGAACGAGTTGCTGGTGGGATCTGGCATCACCCCGCGCTTCCGCGACAGCACGCTGGATGCATTCCAAATCCCCGACGGGAATGCCGCGATGGTCAAGGCGCTGGTGAAGTGCCGCGGCTACGCCGAGAACTTCCCCGACCACTACCGTGCCGGCCGCGCCGCCCTGCTGGTGGGCAACATCGGCACCGGTAAGACTCACCTGGCCAGCGGCGTTGTCCAGCACGTGATTCGCGAGCATGGCGCCCGTGCCGTGATCACCTCCGCCGCCGAGATCGTTCGCGTGGCCAAGGGCGTAATGCGCAAGGGTGCCCAGTACACCGACCGCGACGTGATCGACGAACTGGCCAGCTTCGACCTGTTGGTGATCGACGAGGTCGGCGCCCAGGCCGGCACCGAGTACGAGCGGAGCCTCATGCACGAGGTGATCGATCGTCGGTACCAGCTGGTGCTGCCGACCGTTCTCGTCAGCAATCTGACCATCGAACAGCTGACCGCCTTCATCGGCGAGCGTGCGCTGGACCGCCTGCGCCAAGGCGACGGCATTCAGGTTGGCTTCACCTGGGGTTCGGTCCGTCGCGAGGTGGGCGTATGAGTCGTGAGCTGCACAGTTACGAGGCCGAGCACGCCATCCTCGGCGCGATCATGCTGGCGGATCTGCAGAAGGACGCCGCCTTGGTGGATCAGGTGCTGGAGAAGGTCGAGCGGGCTGACTTCCACGGCGAGGACAACGCCGCGCTGTTCCAGGCGATCGTCGACCTGAGGGAGGAAGGTGTGCCGGTGGACCCGGTGACCCTGGGCGATATCCGCCCGACCTTGCCGAGCGGCGAGCTCACCATGGTCTTCGCCTCCACCCTGGCTCAGCGGGTCCCGTCGACCGCCAACTGGAAGGCCTACGCCAAGACCCTGCGCGAGCGGTCAGTGCTGCGCAACGTGATCGCGGCGGCGCACACCATCGAGAACCTGGCCACCGAGGACCGGCCGGTGTCACAGATCATCGCCGGCGCCCAGCAGGCCATGGCCGACCTGCGCGACCTGGAGGACGACGGCCCGCAGTACAAGCGCCTCGCTGAGGTGATCCTGAAGGTGACGGACCGGCTCGACGACGGTCTGAACGACCGCCTGCCGCAGTGGCCGGACACCGGCTTGGTGGATCTCGACCACCTGCTGCGCGGCATTCGCCCGAAGAAGATCACGGTGATCGCCGGCCTGCCCGGGAGCGGCAAGACCACCCTGGCCCTGCAGATCGCCCAGCACAACGCCGTCAAGCGTGGCGAGCCCTGGCTGGTGTTCTCCCTGGAGATGCCGGAAGAGGAACTGGGCATTCGTGCCATCGCCAGCCTGGGCGGAGTCGACCTGAAGCGCCTGGATGCTCCCAAGGAGCTCGAGGACGACGACTGGTCGCGTATCGGCGCTGCTGCATCCAAGGCGGTGGACGCGCCCCTGTTCATCTGCGATGACCCGACTGTGACCCCCGCCCGCATCCGTGCCATTTCCCGCCGCTGTAAGCGCGAGCACGGCCTGGCCGGCATCGTGATCGACTACTTGACCCTGATCCCGGCCGACTCTCGGGGGCGTTCCCGTTCCGAGGAGGTGGGCGCCGTGAACAAGGCCCTGCTGCGTCTGGCCAAGGAGTTGGATGTGCCCGTCATCGAGCTGGCCCAGCTCAACCGCGAGTCCACCAAGCGCGCCGGCAAGGCGAAGCGGCCGCAGTCCAGCGACCTGCGCGACTCCGGCGAGATCGAGGCCGATGCCAGCTGCATCCTGATGGTCCACCGCGACCCCGACACCGAGGAGGGGGCTGCCGGCGTGACCGAGATCCTCATGACCAAGTGCCGGCATGCGCCGGTGGGGATGTGCCGGCTGCAGCAGCAGGGCCAATACGGTCGCTTCGCCAGCCTCGCCGGCTACCGCGAAGCCAGCCAGGAGGAGGTCGAGATGGGGCGCTCCTTCTCCGGCCGCAAGTACAACCGCAAGGAGTCCAGCCATGACTGATTACCGTATGAGTGGGCCACTGTCCATGCCCGCCTCGCTGGAAGAGGCCGAGAGGATGATGGACTGGCTGGCCAACGAGACCACCGACCTGAAGCAGCGCCTGGATCGCGCGCGTGGGGAGGCCGCCTCTGGCGCCGGCTACTCGGACAATGGCTGGTTCCACCGGGCCAGCGCACGCCTGCGCTACCTGAATCGAGACCGCCAGCGGCTGATGGGACACATGGCCAAGCTGCGCCGCGAGGAGAAGCGCGCCACCGCCGATGGCTTCGACCGCCTGTTGGTGGCCGAGCTGCGGCAGCTGGTGCGCGAGGACCAGTTCCAAGGCTGCCTGGCACGCGCCCGGATCGCGGCGGGGAGGGTTGGCCAATGACCGCCCCCACGATGCGCACCGTTCGCGTCGACCTGTCAGATGCCCAGATTCGGGCCCAGGCTGCGCACAGCGACGTTCGCGAACTCCGGGACATGCGCCATCCCTCTTTGCGCTTCCGCTTCAGCAGGGACCGCTCCAGGGGCACCTGGCACGTGGTGCTCAATGGGAAGTGGCACAAGATGGGCCGGTATCCGGGGCTGACCACCAAGGGCGCCCTGAGTGTGCTGCCGCAGGTGACAGCACGGCTGGCCGCCGATCCTGCCGGCTCCGGTACCGCACAAGGTTTCCGCACCATCGGCGAGGTGCTGGAGTGGCAGCTGGACCGCGCGCAGCGCAACCGGACGCTCTCGGCCAAGCGCAAGGCGGCGGTGAAGTCGGTGATCACCTGCCACCTGCTGCCCCGGGTGAAGGACCTGCTGCTGGCCGAGGCGAACAAGTCGACCCTGGACCGGGTGCTGTTCTGGCCCCTGCAGGAGCAATACGCCGTCAGCTACGTGCGCCAGGTCTATGGGGTGTTGGCGAGCGCCCTGCGCCAGGCCCGGCGGCTGGACCTGCTCGCGATGAACCCCATGGACGGCGTGAAGTTCACCGACTTCGTGCAGGAGCGAATCCTGCCCCGTGAGCCCGGCCTGCGACCCTCCGACCTGGCAGGGTTGATGGATGGGCTGGTGAAACAACACCTCGCCGACCCCGAAGGCACGCTGCTGGCCCTGCTGATGCTGTGCCACGGCACCCGCATTGGCGAGACCCGGCAGGCGCTCTGGCGGCACGTGTTGCTCGAGGAGCGCCTGTGGATCATCCCGGCCGTCAAGGCCAAGTCGCGCGCGGAGCATCAGCTGCCGCTGACCGACCAGGTGGTGGCCCTGCTGGCGGCTCACCGCGATCGCCAGCGCGCCCGTAGGAGCGAAACGGCCTACCTGTTCCCCGGTCTGGCCGGCGCCGCCCTGTCGGAGAAGCAGGCCAGCGAGGTGTTCGTGCGCCTGGGGCGAGGCCACTGGACCAGCCATGACCTGCGCAAGCTGGCCCGCACCTGCTGGACCGAACTGGGGGTGGATCACCTGATCGGCGAGATGCTTCTGAACCACGCGATTCGCGGGGTGATGGCGGCGTACATCCACACCCAGGCTCAGGAGAAGAAACGGGAGGCCCTGGAGCAGTGGCACGCCCAGCTAGACAGCCACGGATTTGGCCAGATTCACGGCGCGACAGAATCGCGACCGCATGAAACAGGCGCGGCTGTCGAGGCCGCTAACGACAAGGCTTCCAGCGATTCCCCGCATCCAAAAGAGGGGAGGTTGCAGAGCGCAGCAGAACAGGGGGACGACCAATGAGTGCACCAAACCAATTCGCCCTGCCACGGAAGGTCATGACCGAACTGGAGCGCAAGTTCCTGAAGATCGCCGCCAACGAGTTGGCCAACACCAAGATGGGCGGCACCCACGCTCTGGCCGCGCTGCTGGATCTGGTGGCGTCCTGGCATGGGGACCGCCATGGCGTGCCGTTCCACGACTACGGCCAGCGCTGGATTACCGAGGGCAATGCCAAGAACCCCGTGGCCGACCGGTTGCTACGCGACCTGTTCGGCCTGAACAACGATCCCGATCCGAGGACCGCTGCATGACCATGATCGTTCTTGAAGAGGCCACAGGACTGGCCATCAACCCTGCAGACATCAGCACCATGAGGATCAACCATTCCGGGAGTCGACCAGTGCTGGAGATCGGGATGCGTGCCGGCCCCCTGGTTTGCGTCGAGCATCGTCCGTTCGACCGCGACGGCGCCAACATCTACAAGCTGCACCAGCAGATCCTGGAGGTCGCATGAGTCGTACAAGGACATACGTCGATAAGCCGCTGGGTGACACTGAGTACCTGCTGGAACAGTGGGGGTGGTGGCGGATGGATGGAATGGGCGTTCCGGGCTACGTCTCGCAGATGGCGGCGGTCATGAGCCAGGCGAACCCCATGAGCAAGGTGAAGGAGTACCGGATCACGGATGACGTGGCTGAGCAGGTCGACCAGGCGTTGGCCCGGCTGACCAAGCGCGATCAGCAGATGGGCGACTTCGTGTGGTTCTACTTCGGCGCGAAGTGGGCAGCGAATCGGGTGGGCAGGGAGCACGGTATGTCCGAGCGCCAGGCACGCGAGCTGATCAAGGCCGGCGTGGCCTGGATCGACAGTGCCCTGGAGCGGTTGAGGGAGCCTGCTTAAAAAGTGCTTTCCGGACGGAATAGCACATGCTTTTATGGCAGCGTGAACCGCTGTGAACGCAGCGAGACGCTTTTCAGAACCCGGCCCTAGTGCCGGGTTTTTTCGTTTCTGCTCCCAGCGAATGGAGAAACCCATGGACCTGACGTCGGCTATCGGCGCACTGCTCGCCAAGTACGGCGTGGCTACTGCCGGCTTTGCTGGCGCGATCCTTTCCCTGACCTTCCTGAAGGGGCTCACCCGGAAGCAAGCCGCCGCTGCTGTGATGGTTGGCTTCCTATCTGCAGTCTTCACCACGCAGTTGGTAATCGCGAAGTTCGGTCTCCCGGCAGATGCCGATTCCCGCAACGGCGTGGCGTTCCTGATCGGTCTGTTGGCCATGAACATCATCCCTGGCCTGAAGGCTGCCGCGGAGCGCTTCTTGCCGACGCGAGGCACCTGATCATGATGACGTCAATCCTTATCGGCCTGGACGCGCTGTTGTGCGTCCTGGTGGTGCTGGCCGCCCTGGAATTCCTGCGCACCGTCCACCTGTTCGAGCATCCCATTCTGAGCCTGTCCTTCTACCTGGTAGCCATTGGCGCCTTCGGCATCCTGGTCGAGCTGGCGCGCGGCTATTGGATCAGCCCTTCGTCGGTGCTGCTGCACCTAGGCGTCGTGCTGTATGCATGGGCACGACGCGGGCAGATCTTCACCTGGGATGAGAAGGAGCGGTGCCATGCCGATAAGGCCGGCAAGGCTCTGCGCTGAGCCCCGATGTGGCCGGCCTTCGACCAAGGGCAGCCACTACTGCGCACCGCACAAGGCCCAGGCCGAGGCCCGCCGCGCCGATCAGGTCAAGGCAACCCACAAGCGGTACAACGAGAAGCGCGACGAGGCTGACGCCTTCTACAAGACCGAGCGCTGGCGGAAGCTCAGCATCCGGTACCGCAAGCTCCACCCTCTGTGCGAGGAGTGCGAGCGACATGGTCTGATCACGCCATCGGCGATGACCGACCACATCAAGGCGCGCAAGACCCACCCCGAGCTCTCCCTGGCTTGGGACAACCTCCGGGCGTTGTGTTGGTCCTGCCACAACCGGGTGGGCGAGCGGGTTGGTCTGGTCGATGGCCGCGGCGAGAACGAGACGGCCACCTGACCCGCGCGCCTGGACGTCGGTTCAGGCAGGGGGAGGGGGGGGGTGAAAGTCCCCAACCTGCACAGGCCCGAACGACGGGGGGATCGCTTTTTTCGCACAGTCAAAATTCAAATTTGAAAATGTGAGGTTCTGAAATGGGACGGAAGGCAACGCCTCCGGCCCTCAAGGTTCTGGCCGGCACCGATCGCCCGGATCGCGAGGTGCCGGACGCACCTGAGTTCGATCTGGTCGAGGAGTTTCCGCCGGCGCCGCAGCACCTGAACATCGACGGCGCCACCATGTGGAACGAGTTGGGGCCCCAGCTGGTTGCGGCAAAGGTGCTCCAGGTCGTCGACCTCTACGCGCTGCAGCAGCTCTGCTACGCCTGGCAACGAGCGGTCGCCAAGCAGAAGGCCGGCATGGACATCACCGCTGCCGAAGACATGGCGATGAAGTCGCTGTGGTCAGAGTTCGGCATGACCCCGGCCAGCCGGCGCAAGGTCGCCGCCGGCGGCGAGAAGAAAGCCGGCAATGCATTTGCCAAGAACGGGAGGCGCGGTGCGTGACTACGTTTCCATCGCGGTCGACTACGCCAAGGGCGCCATTGCCGACAAGAAGCGCAAGAAGCATGGCCTGCTGATCCGGCAGGCCGCGCAGCGATTCATCGATGACCTGAAGCGGGCGAAGAAGAAGGGCGCGCCGTTCTTCTTCGACGACTGGCACGCCAATGACGCCTGCGACTTCATCGAGAAGCTGCCGCACGTCGAGGGCAAGTGGGAGACCCCCACCATCACCATGCACCCCTCGCATGTGTTCTTCGTGGTCCAGCTGTTCGGCTTCCGGAAGAAGGACTGGACCCTTGTCGATGGCTGGGGTGCGGATAATCGGTTTCATCCGCGGCGGTTTACCTCGGCGCTGTTCGCGGTGGCCCGGAAGAATGCCAAGAGCACGCTGAGCTCAGCGATCCTGAACTACTGCCTGTGCTGCGAGCCGGAGGAAGGCGCCCAGGTCATCAGTGCGGCGACCACCTTCCCGCAGGCCAGCATCATCTTCAACGTGTCCAAACGGATGGTTGAGAAGACCCCAGACCTGCGCGAGAACTTCGGGCTGGAGACCTGGGCCAAGTCCATCAGCCGGTTCGAGACGGGCGGCAGCTTCAAGCCGATCCACGCCAAGGCCAGCACGCAGGACGGCCTCAACCCGTCCCACGTCGGCCTCGACGAGATCCACGCGCACAAGAGCGCAGACCTGTTGAACGTGCTGACCTCGGCGGCCGGTGCCCGCGCTAACCCGCTGTGGCTGTACACGACGACCGAGGGCTACACCAACCCGGGGCCCTGGGCCGAGATCCGGATGTTCGCCAAGCAGATCCTGTCGGGCCTGCTCGGCTCTACGGCGGACCATTTCCTGGCGGTGTTCTATGCCGTCGACGAGGAGAACAAGACCCTCAAGATCAAGGCGGACGAGGAGTTCGACGAGTCCTGCTGGATCAAGGCTAACCCCTTGATGGACAGCAACCCGCACCTGCTGGCCGCGATCCGCAAGGAGGCGGTGGAAGCCAAGCAGATGCCGTCGAAGCTGGCGGAGTTCCGCATCAAGCGTCTGAACCGCCCGGCCTCCACGGCGTCCGGCTGGATCGATCTCTCCAAGTGGGGTAGGTGCTCCGGCGAGGTCGATCTGGAGTGGCTTGAGCAGTTCCCCTGCTATGGCGGCCTTGACCTGGCCAGCACCACTGACCTGACGGCCTTCCGCCTGGTGTGGATTGTCGAAGGTTGGCTGTTCACCTGGGGTTGGCGCTGGGCGCCGGAGTCTGCCGTAGCCTTCCGCACCGAGCGTGGCACGGTGCCCTATGCGACATGGGTAGAGGGTGGCCAGCTCAAGCAGACCGAAGGCGACGTAACCGACTATGCCGTGGTGGAGGCCGACATTCTGGCCCTGTACGAGCGCTTCAACATCCAGGTGATCGCCTATGACCGCTGGAACGCGGCTGACTTGGCCAACCGCCTGACGGCGGCCGGGGTGCCGATGCTGGAGTTCATTCAGGGTACCAAGTCATATCACCCGCCCATGCAAGCCCTGGAGCTCGCCTACATCGGCGGCACGTTTTCCCATGGCGGTGACCCGCTGCTGAACTGGTGCGCCTCCAACCTTATTCCGCGCCGCGACGTGAACCTGAGCATGGCGCCGGATAAGAAGCGTTCGCCAGACAAGATCGACGACATGACGGCCCTGCTGATGGCCGTGGGAGCCTCACAGACCGAGGTCGAAGAGACCGGCGACGTGGAGGGCTACTTCTCCAACCCCATCATCATTGGATAGCCCATGAACACTGGACTCCTGATTTTCCTGCTGGTTTCGCTGGCGGGCATGGCCAGCTGCTGCGCCGGCGTTTACCTGCTGCTCGGCCCTGGCTGGGCACTGCTCGCACTGGGTGGGTCGTGCTTCGCCGTGGCGGGCTTCATTCGCAAGGGGTTGATCAGTGGCTAATTCCCTCTCCCACATCCTGGGCCGGGCGCTGGTCAAATCGGCCGAGCCGGGCGCGATCAAGTCCGCCCTGGGCGGCTTCCTGGGCTCGACAGTGAGGCTGACTGATGCGGGCTTCTGGTCGACCTTCTACGGTGCCGATTCGGCCTCCGGCAAGATCGTCAGCCAGCAAACGACCCTGCAGCTGTCCACGGCCTGGGCGTGTGTCCGGCTGATTGCCGAGACGGTGGCCACCCTGCCCATCTCCCTCTATGAGCGGAAGAACGGTGCGGCGGTGATCGCCACTCAGCACCCGGTGCACGCGGTGATCAGCCAGCAGCCCAATGCTGACCAGACCCCGGTGGAGTTCTGGGAATGCGTAGTGGCCAGCCTGCTGCTGAGCGGCAACAGCTTCAATGAACCGCACTGGGTTGGCCGCGACCTGTCCAGCCTGGAGTTCCTGATTCCGCAGAACATGTCGCCTCCGCGCCGCCTCGAGGGTGGCGTGATCGAGTACCGCTACACCGATCTGGACGGCAAGCCCCGCATCCTCACCGAGGATTCGATGATGCACACCCGGGGCTTTGGCACCGACCCGCTGTGCGGCCTGAGTCCGCTGGCGATGGGGCGTCATATCTTCGGCGCAGCCATGGCGGCGGACGAGGCCGCCAGCAAGATGTTCGCCAACGGCATGAAGCTCGGCGGGGTGCTCTCCACCGACATGCTGTTGACCCCGGAGCAGCGCCGCGACCTGAAAGGCGAGATGGCCGCGCAGTTCACTGGCGCTGTGAACGCCGGCAAGACCATGGTCCTCGAGGCGGGCATGAAGTACCAGCAGGTGTCGATGACGCCCGAGGATGCCCAGATGCTGCAGACCAGGGCCTTCAACGTGGAGGAAATCTGCCGCTGGTTCCGGGTGCCGCCGTGGATGGTCGGCCACACCGAGAAGAGCACCAGTTGGGGCTCGGGCATCGAGCAGCAGATGATCGCCTTCCTCAGCTTCACCCTGCTGCCTTGGATGAAGCGGATCGAGCAGAGCATCAATCGGCGCCTGCTGCGGCCGGAGGATCGCCGCTACTTCTACGCCAAGTTCAACCCGGAGGGCCTGCTCCGCGCGGACAGCGCCGCCAGGGCGGCCTTCTACAGCGCCATGGTGCAGAACGGCATCTACACCCGCGACGACTGCCGCGAGAAGGAAGACATGCCCCGCCGAGGCGGCAACGCCGACGCCCTCACTGTTCAGTCCAACCTGCTGCCCATCGACAAGCTGGGCGAAGACCAATCCAGCCAGAAGGCCAGGAACGAGTTGCTGTCCTGGTTGAACGAAGACTACTCACCGGGGAAATCCTGATGAACCGAAAATCCGCGTCCCTGAAGATCAGGGACTTTGACCTGCACGTGAAGGCCGTCAGCGATGACGGCCTTTTTTCTGGCTACGGCTCGGTGTTCGGTGTCGTCGATTCCTACCTGGAGATCGTCGCCCCGGGCGCCTTCACCGAAAGCCTGGCCGAGATCGCGGCCAAAGGCCGGCCGGTCCCGGTGCTCTGGCAGCACCGCAGCGACCAACCGGTGGGCGTGTGGAAGAACCTCAAGGAGGACGAGCGCGGTCTGTTCGGTGACGGCCAGCTGATCCTCGACGGTGTCCCGCGCGCGATCGAGGCCCATGCCCTGATGAAGGCCGGCGCTGTGTCGGGGCTCTCGATCGGCTACTACATCCGCGAGTCCAGCCGCGACGAGAAGACCGGCGTCCGCACCCTGACCAAGCTCGACCTGGTCGAGATCAGCCTGGTGACCTTCCCGGCCAACGATGACGCCCGCGTCGACACCATCAAGTCGAAGCTGGCCCATGGCTCACTTCCGAGCCTTCCCGAATTTGAGCAGCTCCTGCGCGAGGCAGGCTTCTCGAAAACCCAGGCAGCGGTGATCGCCAACCGCGGCTTGAAGCATTTGCTCCGGAGTGAGTCCGAGGGCGACCTGGCGGAATCCATCGGAGCCGATGCGCTGATCAAGCAGCTGTCCGGCCTCAAACTCCCGACGTTCTAAAGGAACTCACTCATGAACTACCTGAGCAACGGCGCGCGCGCCGAAGAAAACCGCATGCACCGTAAGGAGCGTGCCGACGACCAGCTTGAGCTGAAGAGCGTCATGGACGCCCTGGCCAAGCGCGACGACGAGATCAAGGCCTTCGCCGAGAAAGCCGGCCAGGAGATCAAGGATCACGGCAAGATCCTCGATGAAACCAAGACCATCCTGGAAGGCCTGTCCAAGTCCGGCCTGGCACTGCAGGACCGCCTGCAGGAAGTCGAGCAGAAGCTTTCCCGCCGTGGCGGCGCCAACGACCCGGCCGGCGCCAAGTCCATCGGTGAAGAGTTCACCGAACAGGAAGGCTTCAAGTCGGTCGCGGAAAATCAGCGCGGTACTGCGCGCATGCGCCTGAAGGCGGTCACCAACATCACCAGCGCCACCACTGGCACTGGTGGCGTCGGCGTCGCCATCCAGCCGGATCGCGTGCCGGGCATCATCACTCAGCCGGAACGGCAGTTCATGGTCCGCGACCTGATCATGCCGGGTCGCACCGCCTCCAACTCCATCGAGTACGTGCGCGAGTCTGGCTTCCAGAACATGGCCGCGCCGGTGGCCGAGGGCGGCAGCAAGCCGCAATCGGACCTGTCCTTCGAACTGAAGACCACCACCGTCAAGACCATTGCCCACTGGTTCAAGGCGTCCAAGCAGGTCCTGGCGGACATTCCGCTGCTGCAGAGCTACATCAACGGCCGTTCCATCTACGGCCTGAAGTACGTCGAGGAGAACCAGCTTCTCGCCGGCGACGGTACCGGTCAGAACCTGCTGGGCCTGATTCCGCAGGCCACGCCCTTCAACGAGGCGCTGCGCAAGGCTGGCGACACCAAGATCGACATCCTGCGCCGCGCCATCCTGCAGGTGCGTATCGCCGAGTACCGGGCCAGCGCAATCGCGCTGAACCCGATCGACTGGGCGGACATGGAACTGGCCAAGGACAGCACTGGTTCCTACATCTGGGTCAATGTCCAGGAAGGCGGTCAGCCGCGCATGTGGCGCCTGCCGGTGGTGGACTCCAACGCGGTGCCGGAAGGCGAGTTCCTGGTGGGCGCGTTCAACATCGCCGCCCAGGTGTTCGACCGCGAGGATGCGGCGGTGGAGGTCTCCACCGAAGACGGCGACAACTTCACCAAAAACATGGTGACCATCCGCGCCGAGGAGCGCCTGGCCCTGGCGGTGTATCGCCCCGAGTCCTTCGTCCACGGCGAGCTCCTAGACCCGACTCCCTGATCCATTGCCAGGAGCACGCCCGGGTAACCGGGCGTGAGCACCCATGACCGAGAAGATCAAGGCCAGGACCCTGGCCGGCTTCAACAACGAAGGCACCTACGTGAAGCGCGGCGCCTCCATCGAGTTGACCCAGCAGCGCTTCAACGACCTGAAGGAGGTCGGTCTGGTCGAACTGGATACCGAGGCCAAGAAGGCCCCGGCACCCGCCAACAAGCAACGCCATCCGCCCGCCAACAAGCAGAAGTAAGGAGTCGGACTCATGGCCAACGGAGTTCCGGAGCTTGTCGATTTCAAGCGCCACCTGAAGATTCGTCACGACCATGAGAATGACGACCTGACCGAGAAGCTGGAGGCGGCGATTGATGCCGCTTCCCAGTTTCTCAATCGCCCTATTCCCTGGCTCGCTGCCGAGCAGCCCGAGGAGGGTGACCCGGTGTACGTCACCGTGCCGAAGAGCGTGAAGGCGGCGATCCTGATCATGGCCGCCGAGCTCTACGCCAACCGCGAGCAGGCGGTGGTGGGCACGATCTACACGCCGATCCCGACGGCGGTGAACCTATTGCGCCCCTTCCGCGTGGGGCTGGGGGTATAGATGCGTGCTGGCAAGCTGGAGACTCCAGCCACCTTGTTCTCCCTGGATGTTGAGCTTCAGCCCTGCCAGATCGACTGGATCTGGTGTGGCATTCAGTCCAAGGAGAACGGTGACATCCCCGCTCAAGGAGGCCTACGCCTCCCGGCGAAGGTAGCTATCCGCGCTTGGTGGGATGCCCGCCTTATCACTGGGCGCTATCTCCTCACCGACGACAGACGCCTGTTCCATCTGGACAGCGTGCGCGACTTCACTGGTCGCCGCGAGGAGGTGGCCATCACCGCTTCCGAACTGGTCGGATTCTGCGGTGAAGCCCGGCGGCAAGGCATGGCGCCGCGCGAGTGCCGGGTGTTTCTTCGTCACGACGTGCCATATCGCAATAGCTTTGAGCAGGACGTGGTGCTGCGGACCTATGCCGAGGTGGCCCTGCTCGAGGCTGGACGTGTAGAAGCTGAAGACCAACTGCTGGTAGAGGGCGAGCTGTACAACGTAATGGCTCTCGCCAAGGACACCGACGACGGTGTAGTGCGAGGGCTTTGGCTGGAGCGCGTGGAATGAGACTCCAGGTAGCAGTGGTCGGGGTTGCACTTGCCCGGGCCCAGCTTGCCGCTCAGGGAAAGGCGGTGGAGCCCATCCTCAGAGGGGCGTTGAACACCTCGGCGAGGTCGGCTCGAAAGGGGCTGTACGTCAAGGACCTGGTCAGCCTGTTCCCGAATCGGTCTTGGCTGAACCAGAAGATGAAAGTGAAGCTGGCGGGAACCCGCCGGCTCAATGCCCGGATCATCCCGTCGGGTGCTGGCATCTATGTGGACGAGCGCAAGGGCTGGGGGTGGGAGCCTGTTCCCAACAGCAAGACCCGCGCGCGATTGTTCGTGCCGGACTTCGGTGGTCGCAAGATCGCGGCGGGGTTCCTCAACCCTTCCAGCTACATGCCCGGCCCCCTGCGGACTCGCCGTTCGAAGACGGCCTCCCGGAAAGACGGTACCACCAAGACTTACACCGATGTCCTCGCCACCCCGGAGCGCGCCATAGGGCCATCCGTGGCGTATTACTTCAAGAAGCTCACCACCCCCCAACGCATCCGAATGATCAACGCGATGCTGCAGCAGGAGTTTGAGCGCCGCGTGCGCGCCGCCCTGGCCAAGGGGTAAACCCGGGAGATCCCAATGAGCAACGCCAGCAAGGTGACCCGGCAACTGCGGGAGCGCCTGGAATGCATTCGGCCTGACAACGGTTACAGCATCGAACTGAAGGCGATCTACTTCCGACATGAAAAGGTCCCCGAAAATCCGCCCAAGCCCTACGCCACGGTGCGGATTGTCAGCGACCGCCGAACCAGCACGGCGGGCCTGCTGGCCACGCGGCTGCGCACCTTCGCCATCGAGGTCGTATTCGCCGGTCGAACCGACGACGACGAGGTCGACCGCGCGGGCGTTGATGTCCTGCGCGCACTGGGCGTCGGCCGAGTGGATCTGGAAGACAAGCTGCCCGGCCTGGTCGACGACGAGGACGAGGCGGAATTCACTTACCCCGATGGGGGCCTGACCACGCGCTCCATCATCACCACTATCGGCGTGACCTACGTCGAGGACTACAACTGAAGGCCGCCGGCCAGGAGAACCCCATGAGCATCATGAACTACACCCAGCTGTTCCGCGGCCCGGTCGGCGTGGCCCTGTGGCCGGGCTGGAACTTCGAGGAAGTGTTCAAGCTGCAGAACATGAACGCTGAACCGACCACCACCGAGATCACCATCCCGGATCCGACCCGCATCGGCTTGCCGCCCCTGGACAGCGTGACCTCCACCAGTGAGATCGTGTTCAACGGCGAGGCCGTGAGCTTCAGCCCGGCCGCTGCGGCGATCGCCATGTATGGCTCGGTCACCCAGGTGCCGGCGGGTACCGTTACGGACGAGGCGCATGACGCGCGGATCGACCGCATCATCATGCTGGCGCACATTCCGCTCGAAGTGACCGAGGTCACCAACGAAGGCGGCACCACGACCTATACCCGCAATGTGGACTATGCGGTGTCGCCCATGGGCATCCGCATCCTGCCAGGCGGCCCGCTGGCCACGGCCATTGCTGCCGTGGTTGCCGAGGACAAGAAACTGCCGATCAAGGTCAGCTACAGCTACCCCACGGTGGACGTGATCAAGCCCTTCACCACGGGCCAGAAGTTTTACCGCGTGCTGGTTGGCCAGGTGAACGAGGGCGGAAACAGTGAGAAGCGCCGCATCCAGTGCTTCTACTGCAAGATCGCCCTGAACGGCGGAATCCCCCTGAACCAGGGCGCCGAGTTCGGCGTGATCCCGATTCAGATCCGCCTGCTCGCCGATCCGAACATCGTCGATGAAGGCGAAGCGGCCATGTGGCAGTGGGAAGTCGAGAACAAGTCGGCAGCCTGATCCTGGTCCGGGTGGCGGGAATGTGTCCTGGGGGATACATTCCCTGTTTACCCACATCCAGGGAGGGAGCCCCATGCGCCTTTGGATCCTCGCTGCCGCCGCTCTGCTCGGCAGTACCTCGGCCTCGGCCGCAACTGTGGTGAAGTGCGTCGACGACGCCGGCAAGATCACCTACGCCCAGAACGAATGCCCAGCCGGTCTTGTCGGTGAGCAGCATGATGTGAAAGCCAGCCAGCGCCCCAGTGGTGAAGGCCCTGCCGTCAAGCTGGCCGACCCGAGCAAAACCTATATCAAGCAGGAGCCGAAACCAGTGCGGCGCGCTGCAGCAGTTACCCAGCCAGTAGAGCAGGAGGTAGCCGAGCAAGCTCCTGCGCCTCGCGGGGGCGTGGTGCGCCAGAACGCGAATCAGCCTTGCGTGAAGTGGGTGGAGCAGCGATACAGCTATCCCACCACGGATAAGGATGGCCGCCGCGTAGGCGTCGCGGGAGTACGAAAGGTCCCTGTGCCCTGCAATTGACCTATCTCATTCAATCAAACCCGCTTCGGCGGGTTTTTTGTTTTCAGGAGTCCCAATGAGCGACATCCAGATTCTTTTCCCTGAGCCTGAGGTAGTCCGGGTGGGGCGCCGCCCGGTACTGATCCGGCCGGTGAAGATGCGCCACTTCGAGCAGTTCGGCGAGGCCGCCATCCAATTGCTGGCCATGCTGGGCAAATTCACGGCCGAGGAGATCTACGCCTACGCCAAGAAATCCGGAGCGCTGCGTCTGATCCTACGCCATTGCACCAGCTTGGGCTGGTGGTCGCTGCGTCGGCTGCCGGCACCTGTGGCGGTCCAGTTGATGATCCACGTGGTGCGGGTCAACTCCAGTTTTTTCGGCCAGGCCCTGGTGGCAGCGAGAAGCGCACTGGATGGGCCGACGCCGCCCAGCAACTGATCAGCGCTGGTCATGCCTGGGCGGATGTTCAGGACTACACCCTGCCTCAGATCGAGGCCTTCCTTGACGCGATCAGCACTGCCGAGCGCGGTCAAGCCCGCCTGGCGCTGCTGGTGGCGCGCGGCGCCAAGGCCAGTGAGAAGGCATTCCGCAAGATGCTGCAGGAGTTCAGCTGATGTCCAAGGTTACGACCCAGCTGGTGATCGAGGGGAAGAATAACTCGAAGAAGGCCTTCGACGAGGCCGACGGCCAACTGAAGAAACTCACCGCTACGGCCAAGGCTGCGGGGGCGGTTCTGGCGGGTGCCATCTCCGCTGCGGCCCTCACCCAATGGGTGCGCACCAGCATTGATGCCATCGACATGACCGGCGAACTGGCTGAGCGCGTGGGCATGGCAGCCGGTGAGTTTGCTGGCCTGCAGTACGCCGCCAAGTTTGCCAGCATCGAGGGCGAGGCTCTGGCCTCCACCCTGATCAAGTTCAACCAGAACGTGGCGAAGGCCGCCGAGGGTGGCAAGTCCCAGGCCGAAGCCTTCGATTCCATCGGTGTTTCCATTCGCAATGCGGATGGCAGCGTGAAGGGGTCGTCCCAGCTGCTGCTGGAGATTGCCGACCGCTTCGCTGAGCTGCCCGATGGAGCGCAGAAGTCCGCTCTGGCCATCGAGCTGTTCGGCAAGCAGGGCGCCAAGCTGCTGCCGCTGCTCAACAAGGGTTCGGCCGGCATTACCGAACTGACCCGGCAGGCGCAAGAGTTGGGCCTGGTGCTGGACGACAGCGCTTATGCCGCCGCCGGCCAGTTCAACGACAGCATGGATGTGCTGGCGGCCTCGACCGAGGGGGCGGGGTTCAAAGTGGCGGCCAATCTGGTCCCGACGCTGAATGACATCACCGGCCTGGTGTTGGATTTCTCCAAGGACGCGCGCAGTGCCGGCGAGGCTTCAAGCTTTCTGGGTACCGGTCTCAAGCTGCTGACCTCAGTTGGGGTGGTGGTGGTGGCCGTGTTCAAGTCAATTGGCGACCAGATCGGCGCTATGGCCGCCATCGTTGCGGCCGTGGTGCGAGGCGATTTCCAAGGCGCAGCGGACATTGCCAAGCAGTCCTTTGCCGATACTGTCGATACGGCCGATAAGGCCGCCGAACGCATGAAGAAGCTTTGGAATGGTGACTTTGGCCAGGAAGCCCAGGTCGAGCAGAACGCCCGTCTGGCGAAGTCCTTCGATGCGACGGTGAGTGGCATGGGCAAGTCGGTCGAGTCCGCCACCGCCAAGATGAACGAGATGAAGGACGTCCAGACGCAACTGGTGAAGGACGCCCAAGAATCACTGAAGGCCCAGATCTCGGCGCAGACCAAGGCCAATGCCGAGTTGGAGAAGGCGAAGCAGGCCCAGGTGGAGACGGCCAAGCGCTACAAGGATGCACTGGCCAAACTGGAAACCGGTGGTAGTGGCGAGCCGAGCTTCGGCCAGGCTCAGTCCCTCAAGGTGCAGGCTCGCCAGGCGCAGCAGGCCGGCAACGTCGACGAAGCCAAGCGAAAAGCCCAGGCCGCCCTGGAGATCATCCAGTCGCTGCAAGAGGCGGGCGCCAACACCTATGGCTTCACCGGCTTCGTGAAGGAACTGCAGGGCATCGAAGAAGCGGCTGACCGTATCCAGTTGGACCGCGCCCAGGAGTCGGTGGAGCACACCACCCAGGCGGTGAAGGAACTGAAGGCCGACATCGAGGCGATCAAGAAGACCGAGCTGAGCATCAATCTGCCGCCAGACCAGGTCGCCGCTATCACCAAGCAGTTCGAGGACCTGGCCGCCAAGTTGTCGCCGATGTTGACCTTCACCGCCACGGTGAAGGTGCCATCGACGGATGAGGTGGCCGCGTCCACAGCCGCCACGCCGACGCGCGGCTTTGCCACTGGTACTCGCAGCGCACCACCTGGCATGGCCTGGGTGGGGGAGAACGGCCCGGAACTGCTTAAGTTCAACGGCGGCGAGGAAGTGTTCACCACCAGTGCCTCCCGCGCCCTGATGCAGCGCCTGGCGGGCATGCGTCTGCCGGACCTGGGCAGCGGCTCCTTTGCGGAGGCCGCTTCGGCCGTTGGGGTCGGCAGCAAAGGCACCATCGTGTTGGACCTGGGGGGCGGCCGCTCCTATTCACTGGAGGCCGGCGGCCAGACCTGGGACGACATCCTGCGCAACGAAGCGCGTAAACACCGCCGTCGGAGGTCCTGATGGTCGAGGTAATGCTGGGGGGAATCCCCATCGCCCCGCTGGCCAGTGGTGGCTTCCCGGATCACAGCTACGACCAGGACGAGGAGGGCGTGGCTGAGGGGCGTCGTTCCGGAGGGGCGCTGGTGGTGATGGTGCACTTTCGCAAGGCACTGATCACTATCAGCGGATCCGGCCTGATGGGCCTTGGCTTTGACGGCCTGGACTATGAGCAGCCGCTGGAGTTGCGTTGCACGGCGGCGCGCACCCTCAGCACCGCCAGCCTGAGCGGTGTGATCCCGGGGACGGTCCGCCCGGATCAAGCGCCCTGGGCCACGGCTCGGGTGGGCAATCGGGAGATTCCGACGCCTGTGGATATGGTTGGCAACAGCTTCACGATTACGCCCGTCGCGGGCGCCCTGGGTTATCGCGTGTCGTGGATGCCCAGTTTCATGGTCCGCTGCAGGCCCCCGGTGGAGGCCATCCAGCAGGGCGCATTCCCCTACAGCTGGACGTTCACCGCACGGGAGGTCTGATGGAACTCAATGGCGCTGAGCTCAACGCCGTTGAGCTGAATGGTGCGGCGATGGACTCCGGCGGGGATTCGTCGGTAGTCGTGCCAGTGTTCTCGGCCGTGTGGGGCGTGCTGCTCCTGCTCGACGGCGTCGATACCACCGACCTGCTGACCGGCCTGATTCGGATTGAGCGCCAGGAAGGCGCCCGCTGTCTGGCCGATTTCAGCTTGCTGCTGGGCCCTGGGCCGGTGAATCCGGCCGAGTACATCGGTCAGGATGTGGAGCTTCACTATCAGGTCATCACCGCCAGCGAGGTCACTCAGACTCTGCGCTTTCGCGGAAAGATCGAACGGCCGCTGTTCAACCTGCAGACTCGGGTGCTGTCCTGCGAATGCAGTGACCAGCTGCACGAGGTGGTCGAGCCGATGGCGATCGAGGCCATCGATACACTGGTCGGCGGCCAGTGGTCGTCGGATGTGTTCGAGCCCGTGGCCGGCCGCTCCCGTTGGGATTACGCCATGGAGCGGATGAGCACCCAGCCGGCCAGCTTGCAGCGCAATGTCGAAGGTGACCTGCAAGTGACGCCCTGGGCGGCCAAGACCGTGCCGGACTGGCTTGTGCCGGCAGGGGCGGTGATGTTCCGCAGCATCGATTGGCTGCCGACGGAGTTGACCGAGCGGGTCAACGTGGTGGAGATCGAGGCGGACTACCGTTTCATCCGCCTGCGGGAGCGCCACCAGGCGTTCTCCTGGCGGCACCCAGACATTGCCGGTGATTCCATCGAGACGGGTTTCTGCATCTGGCGCCATGACTCCGGCGACCTGCCGGACATCAGCATGGTGCAGGAGGCGAGCGAGAACGCCGGCTACACCGCCATCCTGGATGGGGCCTTCTGGCTTCGTCTGCCGCCGAGCGGGATTTACTGCACTCCGCCAGCGGGGTGGCGTAGCGACTATCCGGACCTGCTGCTCCGCGCCACCTGGAGCAGTGGGTACCGCTGGGCGCAGCGGGTGACTGAACAGTACAAGCTGCGGGTGGAAGCCCCCGCTAGCGTGGCTCAGGCCGGCGAGGTGATTGGTCGGGACCGGGTAGCGCTGGATACCGAGAGTGACCGGGAGCAGGCCTTTCTCACCGCGACCTATACGGCGCCTGAGCCGGATGCTGCCGAGGATGCGCTGGGTGATTACGTGGTGGACGTGCGCAGCGAGGCGCGGCGCAGCCAGGCCATCGGCTGCCTGCTGGCCATGGCCAGTACTTCGATCTGGGACAAGCACCGCGGCAACCGTTTCGCCTTCCAGCTGCCCACCATGGATGGCCTGGGTATCCGTCTCGAGCATACGGTGCAGGTGGATGATGTGATCCTGGGCCACCCCATCGTGTGCAAGGCCAAGGTGTTCAGCATCCTCGATGAGTTGGATCTAGACAGCGGGGCATGCCTGACGACCTTTCAACTGGCCGTCAGCCAGGGTGGCGGTGCCGACAGCGACCCGCTGACCCCGCCTGCCATTCCGGCCAGCACGCCGCCCGGCACGCCGCCGGCGGAGATCGAGTTGCCGACCCAGTTGGGCGGACGCAATGAAAGCCCGATCTACGACGATACCCTGCCTGGGTTTGCCGGCAACTACGACGAGAACGACCTGGACATCAATCCAGAGTTGGAATTGTTCCCGCGCCGAATGCGACTGCGCTCCTCGGAAATACCTTCGGAACATATGGACGAGTATCCCGTCAGCTCGGCGCATACCTACCGCATCCCAATCCCCAACGACCTGCTGGAGTTGTAGTCATGACCCTTGCCGAAGAACGCGCCGCGATTGGCGCGGGAATGGAGAAGTCGCGCCGCGGCATTGGGCAGGACAACGAGAAAGCCCGGCGCACGATTGGCGACAGCAACGAGAAGGCCAGGAGAGGCCTGGGCGACTCGCTGGAGCGGCAGCGGCGCGGTACCACGCTGAAGCAGGACCTGAATGCGCTGGAAACCACGACCCGTGGCACCCAGACCCTGCCGCCTCGCCAAGCTGTGGGAGGTCGACCTTCAAGGGACGGCGTTGGCACCTGGAATCCCAACACGCCGAAGGCGGGCGGGGGCGGCGGGATCGCTGGGCCGCTGACCGAGCCCGTCGACGAAAGCGGAGTGCCCCTGCGCGAGTACCATCCCTCGATGACCATCACCACCAGCGACGGCATCTTCACCATGGAACTGGAACCGATCAAGAAGCTGACGATGCTCGATGCGGATGGCGTGACCGTCGACTTCATCTACGCCGACCCTGACCCGGAGCCAGCGCCATGATCCTGCAGCACAAGGGGCTTGGCCTGTTCCGGGTCAAGCTGTGGGGCAATCCCTGGCATGGTCCGGTGCGCGACGGGGTGTTGACCCTGCCGAACGCGACCACCCGGGCCAAGTCACAGCCGGAACCGCACTACGACTTTATCTCGGGTGTGCTCACCGCGATCCCGGACACCTGGGGCGGTGCGCATCGACTGGCAGTGCCGGGCGTGCCGGAGGTGGTCCGCAGTGTGGAAGAGCAGGCCGAGGACGATGCGGCTGGGCGCCAGTGGCGGAACACCGCTGTCCTGTCGGGGGATCGGCTCGAGCTTTACGGCAAGCCCCTCGATGGCTGGATCTACATCGACCCGGATGGCGTGCGCTGGCGGGTGACCTGCCCCGACCTTGAGGAGAACACCGTGCGCAGTTTCGGCACGCCCTGGTCGGGGACGCTGACGCTGAGCCGCTTTGGCGAGTTCGGTGGCGCGGCAGAGAGTCATAGCTACCCGGTCAGTTCCGGCTGGGGCGTCGCGGGTGATGTGCCGCTCACCTCGGGCCGGATACGGCTGGAGTCGATCAAGCCGGACGGCTCGGCGGCGATTCTGATGGTGCATCAGCGCCGGCTGACCAGCGAGGAGACCCAGATCCGCTGGCCGTACTCCTTCCTGGAACTGACCATCAGTGGACCGGGTGCCGCCGCCACCGTGGCGTGCAGCGTGGTCAAGGCCCGCTCAGTCGTTTCCCAGAAGGTGCTGGATTTCGACACCGGGCCGGACTACCTGGCGGGCTACTACATCGGGCCGGGACATGCCGACCCGCCTGAGTGGCGGTTCCAGCTGGCCAGCACGCCGACCCCGCCCGGCGAGGGCACCTTCGTCGAGTGGGGTGGCCGGGTATGCAAGGTGTTCAGCGGCCCCGTCAGCCTGTCACTCCGCCGGACCTTGAGCATCTGGTACGACGCCAGCGGCACGCGCCAGGACGTGGATTTCGTCCTGGACTGGGAAGGCACCCTCGACATGCCGGCGCCGACGGAAGACGGTCTGGACTGCAGCGGTTCGGCGGACTGGACGGCGGCCATTCAGGTCGGTGGCGTCGTGCAATGCCAGATCGCGGGCGCCTGGGCCGGAACGGCCAGCGAAACCCTGGATGGCGTGAACCCGGGCAGCATGACCTGGACGCGCACGGTCACCACCGATGGCATCGACTACGTCGAAACGGTCAGCGGTGCTGCCGACGACGCTAGCTGGATTAGCCCGCCTCTGGACGATGTCAGCGGCTATTTCACCGGTGGCGTGAGCTTCATCGAGAACAACGCCACCGTCTTCAACGGCCACCTGGACGTGATTCGGTATGCCCCGCAGGTGATTGGCCTGTGCGCGGATCGGCCTTCGGCGCGGGCCTACCACCCGCCCGCCACGCCCACCGGTACTGCAAGTGGTGCGGTCACCGTGGCCTCCACCACGCGCCGCTATGGCGCCTGGAACCCGTTCGACGGCGCTGCCGTCTGGCTCGAAACCTCCCCTGTTTGCTGGGTCTGAATCGGAGACAACATGCAGCGATTCCTCAATAACTGGTCGGCGACCCTGCTGGCGCCGGTCGTGGCCGCCGACGGCTCGATTGCCATCGATCCGGCCCAGGCCGCCAAGCTGGTGGGCCTGGGCAGTGGTGACTATTACCTGCTGACCCTGGTCAACGCGGCCGGCACGGCCTGGGAAATCATCAAGGTCACGGCGGCCAGCAGCGGCACCCTGACTGTCGAGCGCAACCAGGAAAGCTCGGGCGCCCAGGACTGGCCGCTGAACACCCGCATTTCGCTGCGCTATACCGCTGGGGCCGCCGAGGCGCTGGGTCAGCACCTGGCTGCGGCGGATCCGCACCCGCAGTACGCCACGCCGGCCGAGGCGGCGGCTGCCGCCAGCGATGCGGTGGGCGCCCACGTGGCTGCTGCCGATCCGCACCCGAACTATGTCACCGGTACCGAGCTGGCTGCCGCGACGGCGGCGGTGGGCGACGTGCTGCTGACCCTGCGCAATCCCGGCTCCAGCTATGCGCTGGCGGGCAGCGTTCAGCTCTACACGGCGTACCCGGCGCTGTTTGATCTGGTGGGCCGAGTAGGGGGTACGCCGTCGGTCGACGGTATCAGCTGGTACCCGTCCGCCTATGGCGTGGCCGATGTCGCCCCCACCCGTATTGCGGCGAACGGCGCCGGGGTATGGCTGGCGGGCACCGGCACGGGCCAGGCGCTCCGCAGTACCGACGCGGGGCAGACCTGGGCGGCAGTCGCCCTGGGAACTGGCACCAACGGCGTCTTCGGCTTCGCCTCGGACGGGGCTGGCGTCTGGGTGGCGGCTACCGGCAATGCGGGCTCTCTGGCGCGCAGCACCGATGATGGCGCCACCTGGTCGCTGGTGACCAATACGCTGGCCACCGTCGCCAACTGCATCGAGACCGACAAGGCGGGCGTCTGGGTGGTGGCTGGCTTCAGCGGCAAACTGGCGCGCAGCAGCAACAACGGCGCCAGTTTCAGCCTGGTTACCAGTGGCTTCGGTGCGACCCAGATCAACGGCATCGCCACGGATGCGGCCGGCGTCTGGGTGACCGTGGGTAACGCCGGCAAGATGGCCCGCAGCAGCAACAACGGTACGTCCTGGGCGCTGCTGACCAGCCCCTTCGGCTCCACCAACGTCCGGGCGGTGGCCACCGACAAGGCCGGCAACTGGGTGGCGGTCGGCGAGAGCGGCAAGATCGCCCGCAGCACCGACAACGGCGCCACCTGGGCGCTAGTCAGTGTCACCAACTACGGCTACCTGACCAGCATCGACACCACCGGTTCGGTCTGGGTCGTCGGCGCCGAGTACGGCACCTTGATCCGCAGCACCGATGACGGCGCGACCTGGACCAAGGTGACGGGCAGTTTCGGGCTCAACAACGTGGAAGACGTGGCCTTCGGCGAGGACGAATGGATTGCCATCCAGGCCACCCGCGCCCTGCGCTCTGATGCCACCTACCCCTATGACGTGTCGATCAACTTCAAGGTGCCGGCCATCACCGCACCTGCCGGTTCCACCTGCTACGTGAAAGCCGCCGCTTAACACCCCCTTTTCCTGATCGAGGAGCAGCCAGCCATGCAGCCGGCCCGCCTAGACCTGCCCATTATTCAGGGCGCGACCTTCCGCCAGATCCTGCGCATCATGCAGCCGGAGCTGGCGTACCGACCGATCACTGCCATCGCCAGCACCTCGCCCGTGCGCCTGGCTGTCGACCACGACCTGCCGACCGACTGGCCGGTGTGGGTGCGCGGCGTCACCGGCTTCCCGGCGCTGAACAAGGAATTCCCCCGCGCGCTGCCGCACCTCGCCCAGGTGGTGGACGCCCAGCATCTGGATATCAACTCGTTGGCCGCCACTGGCCTGCTGCCCAAGGGTGGTGAGCTGAGCTACTACCTGCCGGTGGAACTGGCCGGCGCCGTCGCCACCTTGAAGGTGCTGGATGCGGCCGGCGCCGAGTTGCTCAGCGTGGTGCCGACCGTCCATGCCGGCGGCTGGGTGGAGGTGCTGCTCACCGACGAGGAGACCGCAGCCCTGGCCTGGAAGGAGGGCGCCTGGTACCTCGATCTGGCATTCCCCAATGGGGAGAGTTACCGCGCCGCCACCGGCAAGGCTACGGTCTACCCGGTTGGAACGGCCCCGACGAGCACCTGCGAGAGCGCCTGGGTCCTTACAGTCGGCGGTCAGGGCGCACCCGGCCCAATGGGCCCCGCGTTCCAGGTCGACGCCTTCGGCCCTCTGGCCGATCGCGACCAGTACGACGCCGAAGATGAAGGCTTCGCCTTCCTCGCCACCGACAACGGTCTGCTCTACCTGCGCGAAGGCGCCCCGGGCGGCTGGAGTGATGGCGTGCCCTTCCAGGGCCCGCCGGGCGAAGACGGCCGCAGCATTTCCAGCGTGGCAATCAATGGCGCTGGCCGCCTGATCATCACCTATAGCGACGGCAGCACCAGCGATGCAGGCGCCGTCCCAGTGGCTCCGGCCGCGTGGGGCACCATCGGTGGTACTCTGCTCGATCAGGATGACCTGGCCGCCGCCCTGGCTGGCAAGGCCACTGCTGCCCAGGGTGCCAAGGCTGACAGTGCGGTGCAGCCCGGCGACCTGGCGCCGGTGGCCACCAGTGGCAGCTACGCCGACCTACAGGACAAGCCGTTCATTCCGAGCCTGCCAGGCGACATCGGAGCCGCGACGGCAGCGCAGGGCGCTAAGGCCGACACCGCCGTGCAACCGGCCGCCCTGACCACGGCCCTGGCCGACAAGGTGGACAAGGAAGCCGGCAAGGGCCTGAGCCAGGAGAACTTCACCAGCGCTGAGAAGGCCAAATTGGCTGGGGTGGCCACGGACGCGACCAAGAACAACAACACCGACGAGTTGACCGAGGGCGCGAGCAACCTCTACTTCACCACCGCGCGCGTTCTGGCGGCCGTGCTCAGCGGCCTGAGCCTGGCCACGGGCGGCGCCATCGTCTCCACTGACACGGTGCTGCAGGCGTTCGGCAAGATTCAGCGGCAACTCAACGACCACTTTGGCCAGGGCGGCAGCGTGCATGCCCTAGCAACCACCCTGGTGGCCGGTTTCATGAGCGCTGCTGACAAGTCCAAGCTGGACGGTGTGGCTGCCAACGCCACGGCGAACGACACTGACGCCAACCTGAAGAGCCGCGCCAACCACACTGGCACCCAGGCCGCTAGCACCATCAGTGACTTCAGCGAAGCTGTTGATGACCGCGTAGCCGCTCTGCTGGTTGCCGGCAGCAACATCACCCTGACCTACAACGACGGCGCCAACACGCTGACTATCGCTGCCTCGGGCGGTGGCGGTACTGCCGGCGACATGCTGGCCACTCTGGTCAACGCCGAGGTTTCTGTCACTGCCTCGACCACATTGACCGCGACGGCCTTTGGCAAGCTGCATGTCTGCTCGGGAACCACGGCG